CACATCCACCATTTCATCCTTTTTGTGTTTCGAACAATACAACGCTTTTGTTTCACCTTCGTTGTTATAGATTGGACGCGTTTTACACCCATCGTGAATACACATTTATATAATGAATGTTATAATTAATAGACAAATATTTATAAATCAATTTATGTTAAAAACGACGTTTGAAATATAAAAATATTTAAAGAAAAAATTGATAACAAAATGTTATAACGATATAATATAAACCGTTTAGTTATTGTTATTCAACGATATTATGTCATCCGCCGCATCCGCTGCCGCCCCTTTCCATTCAGCATTAGCCGCGTCTAAATACATCCCCCGCATCGTTTCTAAAACAGACGAAAACGGTCAGCTCAAATTCACAATCGACCACATCAACGTCAGTCTCGCCAACGCTTTACGTCGTATAATATTGTCCGACATCCCGACTTTTGTGTTCAGAACATTCCCCTACTCGGAATGCAAAGCCAGCATAACCACAAACACATCGAGAATTCATAACGAGATTCTGAAGCAACGCCTGAGCTGCATACCAATTCACGTAAGCGATATGGATCCCTCCATTAAAGAATACGTCCTTGAAATTAACGTGACCGCCGACGCCAGCGAAATTCGCTACATCACAACCAAGGATTTCAAAATGAAGAACAAAACGACCAGCAAATACCTCACCGATGTCAAATGCCGCGAAATCTTCCCACCGAATCCAATCACAGGCGATTACATCGAGTTCGCCCGCCTCCTCCCGAAAATGTCAGAATACGGTGAACCCGAGCAACTCGCGCTCACATGCGACCTGGATATAGGCAGTGCTAAAGAGGACGGTGCCTTCAACGTTGTATGTACATGCGCCTACAGTATGACGATGGACCCCTCCAAGGTCGATGAGGCCTGGCGCATCAAGGAAGCCGAACTCGTGAAGGAAGGTATCGCCGCGATTGGAAGCGAGGAAATGAAAGCGCAGCGGAAGAACTGGTCGCTCCTGGACGCGCAACGCTATACAAAAGACGACAGTTTCGATTTCGTCGTGGAAACAGTGGGAGTCTACACGAACGCGGATATCGTGAGCAAGGCCGCGCAGATTATGATTAACAAGTGTACGAAGTTCATCCGCGATATTGAAAGCGGGGAGAACCATATCATCCCGACGGTAAGCACCATCCATAACGGGTTCGATATCGAATTGAAGGGAGAGGATTATACCTTGGGGAAGGTGCTGGAGTTCTTCCTTCACGACAAACACTACGCGGAGGACCAGACAGTGACCTACTGCGCGTTTCGGAAGATTCACCCGCACAACCCGGATAGTATGATACGTGTAGGGTTCGCGGAGACGGTGGGGGTGGATGAAGGGATTGTGGCGCAGTATATCACCACGTGCGCTAGGGACGCGATTGTGGTGTTTGAACACATCCGCGACCAGTTCAGGGAGTATTAAACTTCGGAAATATAAGAAGCAACGACATACAAGAAAAAAACACAGGTTTTACTAATAATATTTTTTACGTTGTAAATAAAAAGTATTAGAACACACACACATTTTACATACCGCTGATTTCCTGTTCCTGTTCTGCTGCTGCGCTGGCCTTTACTCATCCGTCGTCGCCTCCGTCGCCACACCCGCCACCGCCGCCACCTCCTCGTCGCAGTGGGTCCTCAACGTGTCAGGCATCGTCGCCGCGGGAAACCCCATCCGAGGCCGAAATGGACGCCCCTGATTGGAGAAGATTGCGTCATCGGGGTTGATAGGCTCGGTTTCGAAGTCAGTCCCGTGCGTGAGACGAAACAGGTTGGAGAACGCAAGCATCGACATCATGCTCCATGTGGCGGAAGAGAGGTCGCGCAGGGTCTGGAAGACGCGAACCACCGGGCCACGATTGTTGGCGTCATATTTGTTGAATTCGGTGTAGATGGATGACATGACCGACACTGTAGCGCGCTGTTTCCTTTCAAAGCTGGATTCCGTAATGGGGCGGTCGAGTGTTGTCATCGCATTCACGTCCACGATGTCGGTACCCGCAAGCAGACAGAGACTCAAGAAGTGCTGCTGGAATTGTCCGCTGCCGACGAGTAGGGTATTCGCGAGCTGGTTTTTGGGACGCGGGTCGACGTAATCCGCGCACTGGATATTTTCATCGCCGAATGAATGAGATTGGGACCTGGTAAGAGGAGCAGCGGCCGCAGTGGGAACACCGTCATCGTCGTAGTACTCGTCGTCTTGGCCGTACTCACCGCCGAGTTCATCCGCAGTCTCGATGTCGCTGTGGTAGTCCCACGCAATGTCTTCTTGTTCTTCGTGATACCTGGACGCGACCAGCGAAATCATTTGGATGGTTCGGTTGAGAAACGCGAGTTCTTTAGCAAGGATTTCGGCCAAGGCGGCATTGTCGCGCTCGATTTTGTAATTGGGGTCGTTTTCGGACATCGCTGGAACGCGACGAGCACGACGCGAACGAGGCGCACAGGGGGTCATCAATTCTTCGTCGTCGTGGGGGAGAGGCGCCGTCATGTCCGTGTCCGCGGCCGCCGTCGTAGCCGTAGCCGTAGCCACTGCGGCGGCGGCGCAGTTTTCAATTTCTTCTTCGAGTTTCCGGATACCTGTGAAAATCGGGTTGCCTGTGGCGAGATTCTGGCGCATCGCCACCGTATATGTCGTCAGGGCGTGACGGACTTCGGCCTTGTCGGTATTCATTTCAGAGAGATGGTAGTAGCAGATTGCGAGATCGCCGGTCTTAAGGGAAGCAAACATTGTTCGTAGTAGTCGTGTGGTATGAACCTGTCAAATGGTGGAATGGTGGAAAAACATTTCAATTTTTTTGTGAATTCAAAAAACCCATCCCGCCACCCCCCTCCGGGGGGTGAAGATGTCAATTCTTGAATTCACAAAAAGAATTTTTCTATAAGGAAGTGCTTGCCTGGGTCATCGCCTGGGTCATCGCCTGGGTCATCGCCTGGGTCATCGCCTGGGTCATCGCCTGGGTCATCGCCTGGGTCATCGCCTGGGTCATCGCCTGGGTCATCGCCTGGGTCATCGCCAGGGTGAATAATTAGGTTATTTACGTCATAATATATATGAGAATAATACAGGTATGCGGAAAAATATAATTCTCATAGACAAACGGGTCCAAGACTACGAGACAATCGTAGCCGCAGTCGACACCGAGATATGTATTCCGGTATTATTTGACTATTATACAGATACCATTGATGATATCAAGGCGCGGATATCCGAGTCAGCGGAGGCGGATGCCGGAGCCGCCGGACACGGTGGTGTCGAAAACGATACACTACCGTCGCCGTCGTCGTCGCCGCGATGCGTCGGCCTGCTTCAGCACAATTACAATCGTCCCTTTTATAATTTAGTCGCTGCGGACGCCGAAAGCAGTGTCATTACATATGTGTCCGAACGCGACCCAGAACTCGCAACCTGGGGGGCCTTACGCGACTTCATCACGTGGTGTGCGGCGACGACAATGACATCAAACATCAACGGCTCAGGAGGCACACTGTATTTCGATATGATGGCATGTGCTCTCTATTCCAACCCAGACTGGAAGTACATTATCGACACGCTGACGACGCAGACAAGCAGCGATGGAATCAATGTCACAATCCGCGCTTCCACCGATAATACAGGCGCCGCGACCCAGGGCGGGAACTGGTTCTTGGAATCACATACAGGCGTGAACCTGAAAACAGTGTATTTCACAGAATTAATCGAAGGATATCAGGGGGTTTTGTATTTGGAACCATACAATATTCGGAAATATTCGACAAAGGGATTTGCTACAGGGAGCGTTCAAGTGTGGGGGAATTCGACTAATGGCGGGACAAATCCGGGGATAACTGGCAGCGTCACCGCGGTATATTCGACAAGTGGCGCCTTCACTGCGCTAAAAACCGATGGCAGCATTCAGGCGTGGGGATATTTCGGTAGTGGCGGGACTAATCCAGGGATAAATGACGGTGTCGTCGCGGTGTATTCTACAAATGACTCCTTTGCGGCGTTAAAAAGTGATGGTCGCGTTGTTGCGTGGG